GCCAACCTGGGCCAGATGGGTTCTCGCCGCCGATGCCTTCGCCGCGCAATTGCTTGAAGGCTGACACGATAACTTTCTGGTTTGCGCCGCTTGGCCGCTTCTGGTTCATGTCTGCCACATCGTCTGGGTCGGCCTGCTCAATGGTACAGGTTGTGACCACATCGCCGTCTTCATCCTTGCCCAATTCATGCACACGAAGGTTAAAGACAAACGGCTCTTGTGGCTCAAGGTCGCGCTGTTTGGTGGCTGTTGCCGTGCGCAACGCCCCTTCAACTTCCAGCTCAATTTCGGTGTCCGTGGCGGCTCTGAGTGAGCTGTGACCACGCGCACCTTTGGCTGTGTCTTTACCGCTGTGATGCACGATCATAATATGTGCGCCTGTGACTTCGCGCAGTGCGTCTGCATTGGCAATAAATGATGTCATGTCTGTCGGCCCGTTTTCATCGCCGCCAGCCATTGCGCGGGATAGCGTGTCGATCACGATCATGGACAGCGGCTCACCTTTGTCGGCCTCGATTTGCTTGCACAGATCAATCAGGCCAGCCAGGTCGGCCTCTGGGCGCAGTAGGTCAACGGGCGATGGCCTGACAGCCAGCGGAGCGTCCGTTATTCCGTACTGTTTGCGCAGAGCCACGCAGCGTGACTGGAATGCGTTTCCGCCCTCGGTGGCCAGGTATAGCACTGGTCCGCCTTTGACTTTGCTTCCCTGCCACTCAATGCTGGCTGACACGCAGAGCGCCATGTCAAGACAGAAGAACGATTTGCCGACGTTGGATGGCCCATAGACCACTGACATCTGACCTCGGCCCAGCCAGCCTTTAATCAGGTAGGATGATGTCAGCACTGGTTCTGCGTCTTTCAGCCAGAAGATCGGCTTCTGTTCGGCGTTGGGTATGATGATTGTAGCTTTAGGCTGCACTGGCTCTGGCTCTTGGTCAGGCACCATGTCAAAGTCGGCATATGGGTCAGAGGCGGCTTTCACGATCTCTTCGCGCTGTTTGGCAGGCGTTGGCCGGATTTCCTTGCCGTATTCTCTGACGGCATCTGACATCCTGCCGCCATGTTCAAAGTGCGCCCAGATGTCGAAGGCGTCACCATAGCAGAACTCGCCAGTGGCTTGACCGATGCCGGATGCTCTGTCGGAGCCGGAGAGGCTGACCCAGTGCGTGCCAAAGTCCTTCGTGGCAAACGATCCGCTTGACTGCATTGGGCTGCGATAGCTGTCTGATCGGCCTTTGCGCTCATAGCCATATTTAAGCATGATGTCGGAGATGGTGTGACGCTGATTGAATACGTCAATTGGGTCATCGCCGTCGTATTGGCCACGCTTTTCCTCACGCTGCTGTGCGCGCAGTGATCGCTCTGCTGCGGCTCTTTCTGCTGCGATGGCCTCATTCTTGCGGCGAAACTCCAAGTTTGCCCAGATGGTGCTTTCGGTTGGGATCAGCAGGCCACCGCCTCTGTGGCGCACGCCGTGGTAAAAGCTCGGCGTGCCAAACTCATCTCTGCGCGCTGGCGGCACGTTAGGAACATATATTGGTTGCCCACAGCGAGATAACGAAGCATCAGAAATTATACCCTCTCGCTGCATGAGATCAAAAAACGCAAGCTGTGCGTCAGCGTAATCTTCGCCACTGATCGGCTCGGCCAATGGAATTAGCACGCGCCACTTCCGGTTGTCTTCGCTGGCCCCGGATGACGAATATATCAGTGCGGATGCGTCGCCTGTGACTGTGGAAACGGCTGTGCGCAGCTCGGTGAGCGACGGATCACCTTCATCCACATCTAGGGCGAGCAACCAGTATTCTCCATGCTCGCGCTGGATGGCGTGATTTCTGCCATCGTGATCGCGGTAGGTTGACGGAATAATAAACGAGGCATCGGCCTTTTCCTTGGCCTGCGGCTCGCTGACAAGTTCAGCTATTTTAGCCAAATCTATTCCGTCATACTCTGCGTATTTTTGGTTAATCTTTGTATCAAGCGCACCGTGCGCTAATAGTAGCTGCTGCTTGCCAACTTGGCTCGTTTTTGTTAGTCTATTCATGTTCGGACCCTTTCCACCAATCACCGGACTTTTTTCCTAGTACCCCTGCCAGCGTCCCAACTGGCAGGGGTTTTCTTTTGCCTAGAATGGGATTTCATCGTCTTCTAGCTTCGCAGGCACATCAGCCGCCGGTGCTTCTGTTGGCGATGTTACTATCCCAAAGTCATCAAGAGCTTCTTCAACGCCGCCAGCAATTGTAGTTGGCACCTCATCGAAGTCATCTAGGGTACCTCCTCCGTAGACGGCGTGAGTGACCTGAACGCTATTAATCATCAGCGTGATGCCGTACTCTGGCGGGCTTGTTTGCGGGTTGCTAGACGGGTACGCAGTGAATATTATGTTGCCTTTGGACCCAGACCAGAATTTAAGATCAGCCAACGGTTTCTTCATGCCGTCAACGACTTCAGGTTTTTTGTTAACATTGCCCTCTCTGTTGACGCCGTTTTTCTTGGCTTTGAACTCATAGTTGCCATTTTCTAGCTTTTTCATGCCGAAGACCTTACTGAACGGCCCTTTTGTTTTGCACGTTTCATAGTGTGCCTTCAGCTCACTGTGCAGCTTTGCAGCTTCATCTTTGCCCATTTCCCAACTGATAGAATATGTAGCGCCCTGAGCTGTTGGCGCGCATTCCTCACTGCGCTTCTCCGCAGTGCTATAGCGATAGGTCGTGTTGAGGCGGGGATATTTAAACTCAAGGTTGCGAAGGACCATTTTCTTGAAGTCAGTGTTAGCCATAGTATTTTCTCCTAGTCTAAGTCGGCTTGTAGCCATCGTGGCAGATCAATCACGTTTGTGATGTCTGACCAACCAGTGTCCCACTTCTGGGCCTCGTTGGCTTTTGCAATCTTGCGCAGGATCATGTGCATTTCGCCCTTGGCCCAGTCAAGATATTCCTCATGTATGATATTTGTCGAAATCGCGTGTGCGCCTGATTTCTCAACGTGAACGAATACAAATTGTGACGCCTCATATCCCGCCTGCTCTACGCAGTGCATGTAAAAGGCTTGCTGTATTGCGTAATTATACCCAGATGGCCCCATATCCTTCGCCACGCCTCTAGGGCTGGCATCCTGACACGTCTTGAGATCGTATAGGACACCTTTGGCATCCCAATAACTATCTGGGCGACACTTTATTTTCAACCCAGTCTCAGGGTCAGTGGCAAAGAAGCTGGCCTCGTTAACTGTTGTTGGCCCAGCCATGCGTTGACCCGCTGGATGAAACAGCACGCTATCGGCAATATTCCGCGCGAGGTCATAGTCAGAAGCGGTCAGCAAGGTCTGATCGTTTGCTTGCGCTTCTTCATGTGCCTCCGTCCAAGCCTTACCTCGGCGGGTTTCTGGCCCACGGATGATACCCTTGCCATCCTCTAGCACCATTGCGTGTACGGCGGTTCCCATATCAAACACTGGGCTTGGGCTGTATGTCTTCGCTTTCCAATGTGCCAGCGACTTGCTGTGGACCATCTTAACGTCAGAGGAACTGATGTGGTCCTTTTTTGCGTGGTATTCTGTGTTGGTTAGCTGATCGGCTGGGATCATCATTGCATTGCCTCCCTCGCAATGTAGCAGAAGGTCTCAAAATTGACTTCCACCGTGTAATCGTGATCGCAATCGGTTAGCGCGGCCAGCGGGATCACGCATCGCATTGGCTTGCGGTCGTATTTGTAAATCAGGCACGGCATCTTTTGCTCACGCTCTGCGGCGGTTTTAACTTGCTCCCACCACGCAGGCGCACCGCCGATTGGGCCGTCCTTGTAGCGTTTTAGCTCCAAGGTAAACGGGAATGCCGGATCATCAGGCGTCAAGTCACCGTGATCGGCTTCTTGATACTGAATTAGATTGCGCTTAAAGCCTATGCCGAGTTCATCGCGTAAGGCGTTGGCTGTCTCGCGTTCAAAACTTGCGCCTTTGTTGCGCCCGTTAACCATTAGTCAGCTCGCGGCTGTTCAGCGTAAATGCCTGCATTGGCCGCCACGGTTAGTGCCGCCGACCTGATAAACGTGGCCAGCGCCATCCCAGTGCGTTCCGCCGCGAGCGTCAGCGCCTCATGTTGCGCGTCAGTCAGCACAACTCTACTTTCTTTCTTCATGTCACCCTCCAAGGTTAATTTGATAGGACGTTACATCCTAAAAAAAGTTTATGCAAGTGCATCTTTAGTATTTACATAGGATGTTTTACGGATTAGTGTAATTGTATAAACAGATGGAGACTGAAAAATGACTAGCCACGTTGATTACGACAATATTGAAACCTTCAACAAGGTTTTAGATGCAGTTAAGCATTTGGGTTATAGTGACACCAGTTATGGCAATGACACTTGCCCATCAATTTCGCGTGATTTTGATAACGGAAATTGGCAACAAGTTTGGATTGACTACGCCAACCCCGAAATGCGCGAAGACCCTGAGTGGCCTATGTTCAATGTCGTTATGTTTGATGAAAATCACGATGAATTGGCAACGGACAGTTTTGACGATGTGGAAGAATTAATTGTGCGCTTGAAGGGATAATCACAATGAAACATAAGCTAGAAATTGCCGCTGAAATCATATTCCTCTTGGCTCTGTTTGCAGTGCCATTGTTCATCAGGAGTGCAATGCTATGACTAATATAATTAAATGCCCTGAATGCGATGGCGAAGGCAAGGTTGAGCGCGATGTTTGGGTTCGCCAAAGCTCAACTTGGCATGGCGACTTTGGCTGTGAAATTGAAACTTGCGATAATTGCAGTGGCGATGGCAAGATTGAGCCGTTGGAGGGAGACGAATGAGTAACGCAGATAAATTAACCGATCAGGTAATCAAATGCGCCGATATGGATATGTCACAAATTGAAATCGCAGATTTTCTGCGCGTCACCCCCGCAACAGTTGGTCGTATTACCAGCAAACTCAACATTACACTCAAAAGAAAGAGGCGAGAATATGGACCTAATAATGCAATATATAAAACGGCTGGAAAGAGTGAACTCAATCCTGCTGTCGGAACCGAAAACAGCGATGAGGCCAGCGTTGCAGCAGAGGCTGCAAGAGCAAGGCGCGCTGCTAGAGAAGCTAAGGTTCGCGATCAGCGATCTGCCGAAGCCAGATTGAAGGCCAGCCTTGAGGGCGTGATTGATAAACATGAACGCTATGAAATCACTTACGGCCACTGCCTGCTTGAGTTTGAGAAGTTGCAGCACAAGCTGGGCAATCGCGATCCATTGCCATCCATGCAGGTTCGCAAGTCAACTATGCACCCCAGCGCCGTTGAGCTGGCCGAGAGACGCCGCCAGCACGGCATAGAGCAAGGTGAGCATCTTTTCCGCATGTTGCGTTATGACCAGCGCATTACGGCCTCTGAGGGCGCTGGTATGCTCGGTGACAGCATTGCGCGCACCTCAAGCTATCTCAACAACATGGCCGACGCTGGCAAGCTGTACCGGGTGCGTGATTTTGTTAAGGTTCCTGGCTACACCAAACCGCAATGGCGCTGGGTGTTCAGCAAGCAGCCGATCAAACCGCTGTCGAATAAGTTTGAGGAGGATGACACATGAAATACGGCTCAGTTTGCTCTGGCGTTGAAGCCGCCACTGCCGCGTGGCATCCACTTGGATGGAAACCGCAGTGGTTTAGCGAGATAGAAAAGTTCCCAAGCGCCGTGCTGGCGCATCATTACCCAGATGCCCCCAACCTTGGCGACATGACACAATTTAAGGAGTGGCCCATTGACAGATCAATTGACCTTTTGGTCGGAGGAACCCCCTGCCAGAGTTTTTCAGTCGCAGGACTTCGCAAGGGACTTGATGACCCAAGGGGAAATCTCATGCTCACCTATCTTGCCATTGCTGCACAATATCAGCCCAAGTGGCTGGTTTGGGAGAACGTCCCCGGCGTCTTGTCTAGCCAACGAGGACGGGATTTTGGAACCTTCCTCGGGGCGTTGGGCCAGCTCGGGTATGGGTTCGCCTACAGAGTGCTTGACGCTCAATACTTCGGAGTGGCCCAGCGCCGCCGACGTGTGTTCGTTGTCGGATACCTTGGAGACTGGCGACGTGCCGCAGCGGTTCTATTTGAGCGCGAAAGCCTGTCAGGGCATCCTCCGCCGAGCCGAGAAGCGGGGCAAAAAGCTGCCCCCACAGTTACACAAGGCGCTCCATTCAGTCGCACAGGAAACCAGCGAGTAGAGGCGGAAGCCATTGTGGCCCAATGTCTGACCACACGCACTGGTAGCGCATACGATCCGACAACAGAAACCTTGCCAATAGCCTTTGGTGCGCAAAACAGCGCCAACCAAGGCGACAGCGTGTCAACGGAAGTCACGCCAACGCTGGATAAAAGCAAGACGCCAGCGGTGGCTTTTGCGATACATCCACATTCAATAGGCCGCAAACCAAATGCGGGGCCTCAAGGTAGGGATCATCTTGACGCAGAGCAAGCGTACACCCATGACGCAAGGGGCGTGGCGCAAGCAGTCGCAAAAGGTCATCAAGTGCGCCGCTTAACGCCAACAGAATGCGAGCGTTTGCAAGGCTTCCCTGACGACTTCACGCAGATACCGTGGCGCAATAAGCCAGCAGAAGATTGCCCGGATGGGCCTCGATATAAGGCAATGGGCAACTCAATGGCTGTTCCGGTTATGCGCTGGATTGGCGAGAGAATACAAATGGTGGAGAGTTTAGATGACTGACAAAGAACTTGAGCGCATGATAAACGCAGCAGGTCTGATCGGAGCCATCTTTGGCTTCATCAGCGGCGCTGGCTTGATGGCGCTGGTGGGTATTATATTCTAGTAATCGTGCAGGGTGGCCGTTGAATTGAATGCTGGCACATTTGGTAGCAACGTCACACTAGGCTAAACAACCAAACCATTCCCGTGGTAAGTCGATTTTATCTTGTGATGATAGCCACCCTGCTCGGACGTTATAACTGAAGTATGAACACAGTCACAAGCGGTTATTTGAAGCTGTCGAATGTTTTTTGCATTGACTGCTCTTCATCCATAAATTCCTTTGGCGAAATGTATGTCGTAACGGAGGTCAGCTCATCGCCCCGGCGGAAGACCACGGCGCCTAAATCAATTGCCACAAACGCAAACACGTCTGACACGCCTACGTTCTTTTTGGGTGTGTGAAATGCGTATCTATTGGTAGTCTTATGCGTCTTGCTTGCGGTTTTAACCTGTAAGGTCAGCGTCTGTGTATCCGTTTGTATATACGCATCGTGATCTTTGATCTGGCAGAGCGTGCAAGAGTAACCAGCGAGGGACAAGTAGGCGAGAGCTAAATGCTCTCCCGCCCTACCCACCGATGCACTGGCCTTCTGATCTTGCCTGGCCACTTAGCTAACCGGACTAAGCTAAATCATCAATTCGAAGTGCGGTCCATCAATGAAGGGCCGGCGCCCTTGTGACCGACGCAAATCAATGTATTCGTTCATGGCCTCTTCCATTGTGCCTTTATACTGGCCAATGCTGTCAATGTGCCATGCAGCACCCCAGCGCACTTTGCAGCCCACAGCGTTGGCACCCTCGGCCATTGCGTCGGCCAGGTCATCATATAGGTTCAGTTCCCATGAGCCGCGTCCACCAATGTAGGCCATCAAGTCAACGGCAAGGCCATCGAGGTGCTTGGATTTCATTGTCTGTGACGCGCCCTTGGCGACCAGAGCCTTCTGCATCTCAATCGTGCGAAGCCCTTGGATAACGCCGAAGTCGGTCTTGGTTGCCGTGATTGCATGTTTAACCA